AACATTAGATGATGTAACTGATTTTGATACTATTCCTGATTTTGACTTCTTGGGTGCTGTTGATATTACAGGTGGTCATTATGACTTTGCTTCCAAGCTGGACTTAGGAGGAAAACAACCACTTAGGTTAAAACGTCACTTTGTTACACAAGGTTTTTATCCTAATGATCTGATTGATAAAAGAACTGCAAATATTGATACCTGGACAGACTTTGATGGTGCTACTGCATTTGATGTCAACGCAAAACTATTGGTAGCAACAACGGATAGCGATCCAGCTACATCTGATTCAGCAACTTATACACAATCTGGAACGACAATAACAGTAACAAAATCTAGTCACGGATTCAGTGCTGGCACTTTTGTCGATATTGATTTTACAAGTGGTGGTGCAACTGACGGATATTTCGAGGTTCAATCCGTTCCAAGTAGCAGTACTTTCACTGTCACTGCCTCATCCAGTGCAACAATATCAAGTAGTAACTGCAATATTGGAGCAGGATTTACTAAATTCAACACACTTGCCAATGGAACATTTATTGGTCGAGGATTTAGATTTAGATGTGAAATGGATTCAGATGACCCTGCACAATCTATTGAAGTGGATCAACTTGGTTATACAGCAGAGCTTGATAGCAGAACTGAAACTGTAAATACTGCGATTGCATCTGGTACGTCAAGT